ATTGCTTGAGGCGATTAAAAAAGATTTCGCTTTGAAGCGGTATGACAAGCAAACCGAACTCGACTTTTACACAAAGCGAATGAACCGCCCACGCACTCGCGAGGAAATGCCGGTCACGAGCCGCGAGAACCTGGAAGCCACAATGGAGCATGAACTTCCCGACCTTTTCGGGTGGAGCTGCACCGTCGGCATCGACTACGCGATGCTGCGCGACTGGGCGGCGGTCAACGTGCACTTTTGGCAGGACGAAACACGGTACGACTTCGGGCGTTATTGGGTGTGCACACAAAGCCCGGACATCAACAGGATCAAACCCAACTGGCGATTGTGGGAGCAGTGCGTCGAAGTTGACGATGTGCAGATAAGCCCCTTTACAATCGCCGCTTACATACAGGAAATCGGGCAGAAGTACAACATCAAAATGGTGCTTATCGATAATTTCCGACATGCGCTGCTTGCCAAAGCACTTGATGATATCGGCTTTTCTGCGGATCGTAATAACTTGTATCTGACGCGGCCGTCGGACGTGATGAAGATACAGCCGGTAATCGACAGTTGCTTTAATAATCATAATTTCGTGTGGGGCGACAACCCGCCGCTGCGCTGGGCGACCAACAACACAAAGCTTATACCGTCCGGGCGCAAAGAGGGCACGGACACCGGCAACTATTACTACGGCAAGATCGAGCCAAAGAGCCGAAAGACTGACCCGTTTATGGCTCTTGTATCTTCGATGATTGGCGAACACGTGCTATATACCGCGCCGACAACATATGCGGACTTGCCGGTTATCGGATTTTAGGGAGGTGACTTAACGTGTGAATATCTTAGAGTGGATCCGCTCAGCGATGAAAAGCAAAAACAAATCTTCCATGACGTTCGACGATTTCGCGACCTGTGCCGCAGACGTTGCCGGGGAGATTTGGGTGCGAGAGTTTGCGTTTTGGGTTGCGACGAACTTTATAGCATCGGCGCTTGAGCAATGCGAGTTTCGGACATACCAGGGCGGCAAGGAGGTATTTGAACGTGAATATTACTTGTGGAATGTAGAGCCGAATAAAAATCAAAGTCGGCATGAGTTTTTACACGAGCTCGTCGCGAAGATTTGCCGCAACAACGAGGCGCTGGTATTTGATTACAACGGCGACTTGTTGATCGCGGACAACTTCATCCGAACGCCATATGCGCTTTTCGAGGACACATTTTCCGGGGTATCAGTAAAAGGCTTTAGCTACAACCGGACGTTTAAGCAATCCGAGGTTTTAGTCTTTAAGTGGCATAACGAAAATATGCGTGCTGTGACGAGTGCGCTCAACGCCGCATATTCAAAGCTGCTGGCATATACCATGACGGCGTATCAGCGCTCCCGCGGTACAAAAGGCATATTCATGTACGACGCACTTCCCCAGGCAAATACCGAAGCCCGAGTGTGTTTTGACGCGCTAATAAACGAAAAAATGGGTAAGTGGCTTGTCGGCGATAGTGTCGCTCTGCCGCTAGGCAACGGGCAAAAGTGGCAGGAACTCGAACACAAAACCTACAGCAACGAATCAACCCGAGACATCCGTGCTATGATAAACGACGTGCTGGACTTTACGGCGAACGGTTTAGGTATCGCCCCGCCGCTGCTGCGCGGGGACGTTCAAACCACGAAGGACGCGCTGCAGCAGACAATCACTCAGTGCATAGAGCCTTTTGCCTGGATGATCGAGAATGAGGGCAACCGCAAGCGTAACGGTTATGACGGCTTTGTCCGTGGCGACAAGATGGAGATTTACACCGGCAATATCGAACACCACGATCTGTTAAACTCTGCGACATCGATAGACAAACTCATTTCGTCGGGTTGGAGCCCGAATGAGGTGAGGCGTGTTTGCGGCGAGCCGCAGCTTGACGAGCCGTGGGCAAAAGAACACAAAATTACTAAAAACTATGCGCCAGCCGACGGATCGGCGGGAGGAGGAAACACTTGAACAAATATTTTAACCTTGCCGTCGACACGACGGGTCGGTCAGCGGACATTTACATCTTCGGCGACATTGTGGCGTGGGAGTGGTTTGAAAGCGACGTATCCAGTTATACCCTGTCCCGTGCGATAGCCGGGCTGGATGTCGACACGATCAACGTACATATTTCCAGCTACGGAGGTGATGTCTCCGAAGGTTTGGCAATCTTTAATGTACTGCGCAATCACAAGGCGACCGTCAAAACAATATGTGACGGCTTCGCTTGCAGCGCGGCAAGCGTCGTGTTTATGGCAGGCAAAGAGCGCGTCATGAACGCCGCGTCGCTGCTTATGATCCACAACGCCTGGACACATGCGTCCGGCAATGCAGACGATTTCCGTAAACAGGCGGAAGACCTTGACAAAATCGGCACCGCGATAAAGGCGGCATACCTAGGCAAGATCAGCATCACCGAGGCAGACCTTGACACGCTGCTTAAAAACGAGAGCTGGATTGTACCGACCGAAGCGCTTGAATGGGGCTTTGCCACCTCGGTAATCGCCGACGCTGTGGCGGAACCCGGCAAGGCAGCGGCAAGCGCTCGGAAAGCGGTGTATCAGCTTATATCCGCATCCCGGCAGACAAAACCCATAGACCCAAAACCGGCACCCCCGAAGACAGTATCTGCGGAGGATAAACTTATAAAATATTTAAACGCTTTTAGCGTGGGAGGACACATAAGTGATTAATACCCTAAAGTACATAACCAGTCGCGGTATGGTGAAATTCGGCTTGCAGTATTTCGGCATGAAGAATCTTGATACTGTCGCAAAAGAAAAAGCGGCGGTAATTCAGCGCATCCAGGCAGCCGTAAAGAGTGACAATACCGAGGCGCTGCAGGCAGCATTCGGCGAGTATGCCGAGATGCTGCAGACCGCCGTCCTGAGTGACGCGCAGACGCTGCTCAGCGTTTCTGACGCTACAGTACTCGCACAGCGCGGCGTTCGTCAGCTGACCGCCGAGGAAACCACGTACTACAATAAGCTCATCGACGCGATGAGATCGCCGAACCCCAAACTTGCGGTAACCGATTTTGACGTCGTCATGCCGAAGACAATCGTTGACGCGGTGCTTGACGACCTTGTCGAAGATCACCCGCTGCTCGCGGCTATCGACTTCCAGAACTCCGGTGCTGTGACTGAATGGCTGCTGAACTCGAACGAGAAGCAGCTCGCTACATGGTCGGCGCTGTCCGCTGAGATCGTCAAAGAACTGACCTCGGGCTTCCGCAAAATCACGCTCGATCAGGACAAGCTCTCTGCGTTCCTGCCGATCGCTAAAGCAATGCTCGATCTCGGTCCGGCATGGCTTGACCGGTATGTGCGCCTTGTGCTGTCGGAATCGCTTTACTTCGGGCTTGAAGATGGCATCATCAACGGACGCGGTCAGACGACCACGCTCCACGAGCCTATCGGTATGCGTAAGAACCTCGCCGGGTCGGTGAATAACACCACCGGCTACCCGGACAAAACCAAAGTCGCGCTTACGTCTCTTGACCCTAAATCCTATGGCGACCTTGTCGCAACACTGGCGGTAACCGAAAACGGTCACCCTCGCGTCGTAACCGGTGTACTGCTAGTCGTGAACCCGCTTGACTATCTGAAAAAGATCATGCCTGCAACGACACCCCGCGCGACCGATGGTACATACACGCACGATGTGTTCCCCTTCCCCACGACTGTAATCCAGTCGGCGCAGGTTGCGGAGAACGAGGCAATCATAGGTATCAACGGGCGTTATCTGATGGCGGCTGGCACCGGCAAGTCGGGCAAGATTGAGTACAGCGACGAATATCACTTCCTCGAAGATGAGCGCGTTTACTTGACTAAATTCTACGGACACGGTCAGCCCAAAGACAACACATCCTTTGCGTTGCTCGACATCACCGACCTCGTTCCGACGATTCAGCAGGTATCCGTCAACAACATCCCGCTTGAAGTACAGAGCACGACCGACGCACGGCTGGCTGCGCTGACAATAGGCGCGAAGACGCTTGTACCGGCGTTTAACAAATCTGTTCACAACTACACATGCGCCACAACGGACGCCACCAACGTGATAAACGCGATAGCGAAAGACGGCGAGGCAACAATCGCAATCCTCAACGGTGCGACCGCGGTAACCAACGGCAACGCGGCTACATGGTCAGCTGGCGTGAACAACCTCGCTATTACCGTAACACGCAACGGTGAGACGGAAGTATACAACGTAGCCGTAACAAAGTCGTAAGTCGGTGACGGCGTATGGCTGTAAATACTGAGCTGCTCGACGCCGTTCGTGACTACCTTGATATACCCGCAGAAGACAATACCGGCGACGCAAAACTCGCCGGTATTATTGCGCGCGGGACGAAGCATTTAGACGACGTCGCAGGTGAAACGCTTGATTATTCTGCCGAAGACGCACCCCGGCAGCTGCTATTTGATTTTTGCCGATATGTTCGCGCCAGCGCGTCGGAGGACTTCGATAAAAACTTTCAATCCGACTTGATAGCTCTGCAAATGAAATACGAGGCTAAGCGTTATGGCGCAGCACACGAATAAAACACCGTCGTTTACCGACGGGCATATAAAAATATACTCAGCCGGTAACGGCGCGAGTGCTGGCGATAAACCAACGGACAGCCTGACGTACAAAGTGACCTTGAGCTATGAGGAGCGCACCGTTGGGCTTAAACGATTTTGGGAAGCACAGGCGTTTGATGTTTCTATTCAGCGGCTGATCCGCTGCCCGTATTACAAGCCGGTATCTTCACAAGACATCGCGGTAGGCATGGACGGCAAGCAATATAAAATTGTTCAGCTACAGGTATCTGCAGATCAGGGCGTGAAAGTGATGGATTTGTCGCTGGAAAGGATCGAAAAAATCTATGATATCGGTTAAAATTATCCCGGTTGCGCTGCTTGCCAAATTGCCGGGCAAAGTTTTTCACTTTGCCGCGCGCGGCGAGGAATACCCTTACGCTGTGTGGGCTGAGGAAAACACAAACGACGTGCAGCTGTCGGACGACGGTCACGGCGAACGCGCGGTAACCGGTTCCGTCAGGTATTATACCAAGGACGAATACGATACCAAAGTCGACGACATCCAGGCAGCGCTTGACGATGCCGGTATATCGAATGCACTGACGCAGATTACTTACGACGAAACCGCCGACACAATCACCTATTGGTGGGATTGGAGTATACCCTGTGGCTCGGGCAAAATTTATTGATAGCTACGAGTACAGCGTGTTTACGACCTCGCTGGGTAAAGTTAGCAAGACGTTTCCTAAAATAGTCGCCCATGTGCTGACAGCAGGTGCCGCGGTTATCGCTGATGAAATGCGCAGACGATTGCAAGGTATTTTGTCGCCTAGGGCAACCGGTGAGCTGCTAGAAAGTTTTGGATTTACTAAAGTAAAGCGGCACCGCGGATCGCGATACGATACGCATATCGGCTTTGATGGTTATAACAGCAGGGGTGCACCTAATCAGTTGGTATCTCGCGTGTTCGAATCCGGTGCAAAATACACAAACAAAACCGTGCGTAAAGCCCGACCATTTGCGAAGCCGGCGATAAAAGCCTGCAAAGAACAGGTATACAAAACAATGCAAGTTACTTTCGACGAGGACATAAACAAAATCATGAGAGGAGACTATTAATGGCAAAGATAGGAGTTTTGTACCCCCGCTATTGCCCGCTGACAATAACCGAGACTGGCGGTGTCGTGACTGAGACACTGGGGACGGGTAAGGTTTTCGGTCGAGCAATAAAAATATCAACGACCATAAATACATCATCCGGTAAGCAGTATTCCGACGATGACGTCGGCGAATCGCTGAAAGAGTTTGTTTCGGGCACGCTCAGCGCGGAGGTAGACGACGTAGCCGACACGGTGTCGGCAGAAATCCACGGCGAAACGACCGACACGGAATCGAGTGACATCGTCTCCGGCATGGATACCGTCGCGCCTTATTTACGCTTCGGCTACATCCGCCGGGGCATAAAAAACGGAGTGCTTAAGTATTCAGGAATCGTACTGATGAAAGTACAATTTAATATTCCCAGCGAGGAAGACGAAACGAAGACTGAAAATATAAGCTATAAAGGCACAACTGAAACCGCCGATATCATGCTTAATAAAGACCGCGTATGGAAGCGGCGCAAAACGTTTACTACACTCGACGCCGCACTTGCGTATGTTAACGGACTTGTTAACATCTCGTCGGGTACATAATCATGGCGACAGTAAATATTGCCGGTAAAGACTACCGGCTTAAATTCGACGCGAATGTACTAATCGAGATACAAAAGCGCTACGGTGAGATCGCTCTGCTGCGCGATAAGATGCAGGATTTGTCCGAGTTAATCTGGGTGCTTATGCAGCTGGTTAACGAGGGCATTTTTTATGATAACTGCTATCACGGCAGCTCGGAAAAAGAGTTTACCAACCTGCGCGCTTTCGGTACACTTTTTTCTCTTGAACAACTTAACTCCCCCGCGCTTGCCGAAGCGATAGTCGCGGCGTACAACGAGGACGCGCTCGGAGGAAAAAAATACACGACCGAGGAGCTGCTCGATCTAGGACAGAGTATCCTGACGACGAACCCGAACCCATAAACTTTAACCATGTGTTTTTTATCGCGGTTACGCTTCTCGGCTACAGCCGCCGAGAAGCGGGGTTCCTCGGTCTGACTGAAATTTTTGAGCAGTACCGGTGGTATTGCCAATTCAACGGTATTAAAATCCCCGACGATGGGGATGACGATTATGACGATGACTTCGATGAGACAAAAGAGGAGGTGATGTAGTATGGCTGACGCTGGATTTAGACTCGCCGTCGAGGGTGATGTAGAATTTCGTAAAGCACTTGAGCTGACGGACGCCCGTTTAAAATCAAACAGAAACGAGCTGATGGCGCTCACCACAGCTTATAATACGAACGGCGGGAGCCAGGACACACTCCGGCAAAAAATCGCCGTCCTCGCTTCATCTATCGAATCACAGACGTCCAAAGTCGACGGGTATAGCAAAAAATATCAGGAATTTACTGCGCGGCTGGGCGAGAACAACACCGAGACGCAGCAGGTTAAAGCTACTTATATGGCAGCGCAAGCGGCGCTTAGCGATCTCAACGCCCAAATGGCTGCGGCGGAAAAACAGCTGGCTGCTACAAACGACAATACCGCTGCGTATAATACCTCACTCGCTGGGCTTGACGCCCGGTTGGCGGAGAACGCAAGCAAAATCGAGCTTGCTACGGCAAAACACGAGGCGGGTGGTAGAGCTTCAGAGCTGCAGTCGACAAAAACAAAAGCATTGACCGATAGCATATCGGCACAGTGTGAAAAGCTTACGCTGCTGAAAGGCAAGCTTGCCGAAGCGGAAGCTAAATACGGTTCGGGCAGCGCGGAAGTCGCTGAATACCGTACCGCGATAAATAAAACCGAAACCGAGATTACAAACCTTAATACCCAACTCGACAAAAACAATAAAGTCATGTCAAACACGTCCGGCACTACAACAGGGCTGACGAAAGGCTTGACAGACATGGCGTCAAAATTCGGTATCAGTCTCCCCCCGGCGATTACAAACACGACAAACAAACTTGACGGTTTTACCCTCGCCGGTACACTGGCGGTCACCGCGCTTGTCGCGCTCGGAACTAAACTTGTCGAGTTTTCTATCGATGCATCGAAAACCGCAGACGACGTTCTGACACTTTCATCTGTCACAGGTATGACGACTGACAAAATACAGGAATTAAAATACGCTTCTGAGTTGGTCGATACATCATTCGAGACGGTTTCCGGCGCAACAACAAAGCTGATCCGCACAATGGCATCAGCTGCTGACGGATCAACCGACGCGCAGGAAGCGTTTAAGTCACTCCACGTCCGCATCACAGACACAAACGGTGAGCTGCTCGACGCTAACGATATTTTTTATAAAGTCATTGACAAGCTCGGTAAAGTTAAAAACGAGACAGAACGCGACGCGATATCGATGGAGATTTTCGGCAAGTCGGCGCGGGAGCTGAACCCGCTGATCGATGCCGGAGCAGACAAGTTAAAAGAGCTTGCCGAAGAAGCGCACAACACCGGATATGTCATGGATAATGAAACGCTGGCGAAGTATGGCGCGCTCAACGACGAGATGGAGAAAATGTCCAACACCGGAGACGCGGCTAAAAACACGCTCGGGCTTGTTTTTCTGCCTATACTCACCAACTTGTTTAAAGTTATTTCCGAGATGAATCCCGAGACACTGAAAACTATTGTCATAATAACTGCGATAGTCGCAGGTGTTGTGGCGGCTATTATGGTAATCCAAAAACTTGTCAGCACGACAAGCGCCGTAATCGGCTTTTTTTCTATGATGTCGTCGAGTATGGATGCCACCACGGTTAAGATATTACTTGTAGCGGCGGCTTTGATAGCCATTATCGCGCTTATCGCAATAATCATGGGCAGAGCTTCCGATATAAAATCGACAATGTCGACGGCGACGGATTCCATGACGAATATGATCAATTCCGCTAAAACGGCGACTAGCAGCGGAGCAGGTGGTGGCTCACGCTTTTCTTCTATCGGTGCAAACGCTCGCGGTACAAACTATTTCCGCGGCGGCTTGACTTACGTCGGTGAAGAAGGACCGGAATTGGTCGAACTCCCGACCGGCAGTAAAATCTATCCGAATCGCAGAGGCACGGCCGGTAGCGGTACAAATAACTGGTATGTCGATATTAAAGCCGCGGATGTGAAGGAATGGAATGACATCGTCCGGATAGCGCAAAATCAAAAACAATCGCGGCGGCTGGGATACGCGGGTAAAACATAATGGCTACAAATACACTGTCAATATCTCTTACCAAAGGCGCGTATATCCGTTCTGGTAATATTTACAACGACGCCGGGGTATTTAATATAACTTCTCTTTCCCCGCAGGCGGGTATTGATAAGCAAACCGGTGTCGGTATGCTGCAGTATACATATTACGCGTCGGGTGTGAAATTTGGATCGCTGACAGCAAGCGATTTTACCAACAAATATTTCTCGTCGCTGACAATAACAATAAGCTCAACGCTTGCGCTGGCTTATTTTTTTACAGCGCTCACCGCGGCGGTAAATTCAACCTCTGACGGATATACCGCATATCAGAATTACACGAACGGAACAGTCATCTATACGGCTACGCCCGGAAGCACAGCGACAATAACGGTAACCGATTCCGCGCTGATACGCAATATATTACTGTATGGCATTGGCGTCGGGCATACCGCAAGCGAAAGCTACGGGAGTATTACGGCTTCCAGCATCTCATTGTCATACACTTATACCGATGGTGCGACGCCGTCAGTTGTCTCCAACCTGTCTCCGGCGGGTACGACGATATTATCTACCGCCGCGCAGCGCTTCTCATGGACGTTTTATCAAGAAAGTGGCGCAGTACAGACACATTACGACCTGCAGTACAGCACCGACGACGGCGCAACATGGACGACGCTAGCAAATAAAGTCGCGTCGGCGAACGCTTACCGCGACGTGTCCGCGAACACTTTTACAGCCGGTGTACTTACTTGGCGTGTGAGAACCTGGACGGTCAGCGGCACAATCGCGTCCGACTGGGTGTCGGCGCAGATTATCGTCCGTACGAACCCCACCACCTCGACGGTAACCTGCGACGGCAAGCCGCGACCGACTGTATCGTGGACGGCGTCCGGATATGTAGCATATCAAGTAAAAATCGGCGACCGGGACAGCGGTGCGATATTCGGTACGGCAACGTCTTTTAAGTCACCGTATTATTTTACCGACGGCTTATATCCGGTAACAATCCGCGTACAGTCTTCGACCGGCGTTTGGACGGACTGGACGACTATAATATACTCGCAGATCACCAACACCAGCAGCGGTTCGGTATCGCTTACAGCGGTACAAGACGGCTGTAATGCGCGTCTTAGCTGGACCACCGAATCAACGTGCGTTGCTTATGTGGTATTCCGTAACGGGATACAGATAGCGCAGACAACAGCGACCCAGTACATTGACTACTACAGCAACGGCACTACAACATATAGGGTTATAGGCATACTATCGACCGGCTACTATGTGTCGTCGATTGACATCATTTTACCCCTTCGTATGCCACATGATGTGGTGTCACCAATACCGAATATCAACTGGTTGTATCTGCGGTACTCCCTGACCCCACAGACGCGCGCGTACGACACAAGCGTCAACGTGGTATACAAATACTACGCCGGACGCAAAAAGCCTGTAGCGGTCACGGACGGGCATTCTACGCGGTCGTTCCGTGCGGTGTATTCATCATCCACTCGTGAGCTGATCGACGCGCTGACAGCGCTGACCGGTCAGACTGTAATTTTAAAGGACACCAAAGGTGATCGGATTATCGGTGTATTAGGTAATAGCGGGTACGACAGCGAGCGGATATTCCCCATTGACTTGTCTATCGTCGAAACGGATTACAACGAGGAAATAGCATATGTTGGCTGATAATCGAATTGAGTTTGATGTGCGTTATGAGGTTGTCCGCAACGGCGGCACATACCGCCGCATCTCGGCATATGGCTATCCGTCTATCAGCGGGATAGCTTCCTCGGAGTTGAAAATGTCGTTTCGCGGAACATTTCTGCGAGACAATTTCGATGGTATTAACTTTTTAACCGACCGGCTGCGCGTCGTGGTCGTGCTCAACGGCACCGAGTATCCGTGCGGACTATTTGTCATAACGTCGGTATTAAATCGCAAGGCAGGCGGTGTGAAAGTCGCCGACCTTGAGGGATACAGCATTCTATATTTAGCGCAACGTAAAAAGATCGAAACACGTCTGTCCCTTGCCGCCGGAGCGAACTATATAACGTCGATTAATAACCTGCTGATCGGCGCTGGAATAACAAATTTCGTATATACCGCGTCTTCCCTGACACTCGCCACTGTGCGGGAGGACTGGGAGATCGGCACACCACATCTTACTATCGTAAACGACCTGCTTTCGGAAATCAACTATAATTCCGCTTGGGTCGACCTTTCCGGCGCGGTGCACTTGTCAAAGTACGCCGCGCCGTCGCTATCCAACATCACGCAAACTTATAAAGCCGGGGCGCTGAGCCTGATCGGTGACGATTACACCAAAGGAAACGATATGCACAGCAAGTGTAACGTGTTTATGGCGGTATGTTCCAACCCCGACCTTAGCAGCCCCATGACGGCGACTTCGACTAACAGCGACGCGTCCAGCCCGTTTTCCACTGTAAATATCGGACGGGTGCTCTCGGTGACGACGGTCGACAATACTCCCAGTCAATCGGAGCTGCAGGCGACAGCCGACCGGCTGAAACTGCAGTCGCTGTTATCCACCGAAACCGTGGAATTTGCGACGGCTATCAACCCAACACATACCGCGTTCGATGTGCTGGCACTGGATAACGACGAGCTGTCGGGGCTGTTCGAGGAAACCGAATGGACGATATCGATAGAACCGGGCGCGGATATGACGCATAAAGCAAAGAGGGTGACCGCATGATAGAAAATTACCAGGAAGAACAGGCGCTCGCTGAAGAACAGGCAGAACCGGCAGATCAGAGTTTCGCCACGGTCGGTGGCGTGTATACGGACGGGTTGTCGCTTGTGTTTGACGGCGCGTCGGGTGAGTCTGTTAAACACTATAAGTGTAATACATTTTTTAAATACGCGTCCGGTGACCGAGTACATATCATCAAAGACAGCGGCACTTACGTTGTGATCTGCGTCATCGGTGTGCCGTCCACCAGCATCGCCGCCGATACCGCTGCCACAGCCGGCAGCGCAACCACGGCAAACACAGCAACCTCTGCGAATACCGCCAATACCGCAAACACCGCGAACAGTGCTTCAACCGCATCGAACGCAACCAATGTTACCACCAACATCAACGGTAAGGCGATTTCTACGATATTCGAGTCAAATGGCACCAAAGTAAAATCTGCGACAGCAGCTGACAGTGCCACATCCGCAACAAGTGCTACGAGCGCTACCTCGGCGACGAATTTAACCGGCAGGCACACCGGGCAGAGTTTGGGTTTTTTTAACTATACCGCCCGGGCGCGTACACAAGTACTGCCCATGACCGCGACGCCGACTGTCGAAAACCTCAAAACACTGTTGAACCAGCTCCTCACTGTGCTCGGAGCGTCCGGCGGCTACGGTCTAGTCTGAGGAAAAACCTATGATAATCAACATAAACGCACAAGATATCGGCAATGGTGAACCGCTCAAAATCGGGCGTACCGGTGAGAACGCATACCGCGCTGTGGTGATCGATGCTTCCGTTTGGGCTGCAGATCACCCAGGGTGCTCATTTGCCATAGTCTACACCCGCCCGGACGGCTTTACACCGACGCCGGTTATCGCCATTTCAGGTACAACAATTACATGGTCGGTTTCCGCAGAAGACGTCGCAGTCGACGGTACCGGGTATATGGAGCTGCGGCTGCTTGACGGTGATATCGTCGGCAAGTCTGCGGTCATGCCGTGTATAATCCGATCGTCGGTCAAAACCGGCAACCCACCCCCGGAATCGCTGCCCGACCGTATCGAGGAGCTTATTCAAGCGGGTGTAGACGCAAAAAAATCCGCTGTCGATGCTAAAAAAAGCGCAGACGAAATAAAAGATTTAACCGTTTCTGCAACTACACTCGATCCCGGAGCCGTTGCAACCGTTACAAAGGATCTTCTTGACGGCGTATATCATCTTACATTCGGCATACCGTCTGGCGTGGATAATCCGGGAGGGACAACGGGTTCTGACGGCAAATCGGCTTATGAAATTGCCATTGAAAATGGTTTTGTCGGAACCGAAGCAGAGTGGTTAGCCTCGCTAAACGGCACCCCGGGCGCAGACGGACGCGAAATCGAGTTGCAAAAAACCGATACCTATATACAATGGCGCTATATCGGTGATTCGTGGGTGAACCTTGTCGCGCTTTCGGCAATAACTGGCGCTACCGGTGCGACGGGCGCTACCGGCGCCGCCGGTCAATCCGCATATACTGCCGCTCAAGCCGGAGGATATACCGGCACGCAAAGCGATTTTAACTCTGATTTAGCCGCAATGCAAGGGCTGGCGTCGGATCTTGACGGGCTAGTGTCAGAATTGGACGGCTTGTTATGAGAATATACGATTCACTTATCGCTCTCCACGAAACAGCGGATAATTATGCGACCGCCAAAGCCAACATTGCCGCTGCGATAACCGCTAAGGGCGGTACCGTCAACGCAGGCGACGGCATCTCTAATTTTGCCGCTGATATTGCGACGATACCGGAGGGCGGAGGCGCTGTAACCGAATCAGACGTAAACTTTTACGCCAAAGGTAAACTTATCGCCGCATATACTACAGCACAGGCGCAAGCGTTATCGGCTCTCCCTACGCCGGATGAAATTGAAGGTTTTACTTTTCAAGAGTGGGATATTTCCCTTGCACGGATAAACGTTATGACAGCAAAGGTCAACGTCAAGGCAGTATATATTACGGCTAATGGCAAAACACAATTTGATATTATCTTGACTACTCTGACTGGTTTATCTCCCACATTAAGTTTTAGTAAATCCGACGGTTCTACCCTGACTGTTGACTGGGACGACGGTACCACAAACACATACACAGCGACCGGAAATGTAGATGCTGGACCGCATACCTATTCGGTAGCGGGTAAGTATTCAATTAAAACGTGGATTTCCTCTGGTACCGGCACATATGACATTGGTCATGGAAACCCGGTTATGGGAGAGTCTACCGGATACAGACAAGCTTTAATAGCCGTATATATAGGCTCAAACATTACTCGCATTAACAATAGCGCATTTATGAACGCCGGGTCCCTTTTAGAAATCACGATACCACGGGGCATAACAACGATTGGCTCATTTGCTTTTTCTAATAATTATGCAGTAAGACCTTTTGCAATACCGAGTACCGTGACCGAATTAAAAGACTATGCTTTGGCAAACACTAATGCAATAGAGACATTTATATTCCCCAGTGCTTTGGCAAATATAAGGTATGGCGCACTTAACGGACATAGTTCATGTCAGTCATTTTATTTCCAGTCGCTAACTCCGCCACCAATGCAAGATGCCACTTTAAATAGTATGCCAGCTATATGCATTATACACGTTCCCGCCGCGTCGCTGTCGGCATATCAAGCTGCCACCAACTGGGCAACCTACGCCGCCTATATGGTCGGCGATTTATAAGGAGGCATTATGCATCAAGAAATAATCAGCATTAATGGTGTCCAGTATATGCACACATGGTGCGACGAGCATTGTATTCGTCAAATTGAAACGGGCTATGTTTATGCTGACGCAATAGACATCGTGCCGTGTCCGTATACATATGAAGAAACCGATATACCTTTGTCGAAGAATCCGGAGGATATCAAATAGTGATTGACATAAGTGTATTAATAGCGATTGCCGGTTTGCTTCTCGCGGTGGTGACCTTTGTTGTCGGACGTAATACCGCGGCAAAAAGCGACGGCAAGCAGGACGGACAAATCCTCACGGAGCTGGGCTATCTTAAAAGCAACACCGACGACATCAAGCGACGGCTCGATGACCAGGACCGGCGATACACGGAAATGCTGGTCACGGTCACCGGGCTTGAGCGTGATATGAAAACCGCATACATGCGGATAGATGAACTGAAAGGAGCGTTGAAATCATGAGCATAAAATCACCGTTTGAAGGCGGACAATTCCGCGTTACCTCGATTATTGGGATCCGTGATATTCCCGAACTCGGTATCGTTCACCAGCCGCACTATGGGCTTGACATCGTCGGTATGTCCAGCAAAAAAATAACCGCTGTCGCTGCTGGCACCGTTGCACGGTCGACGATCATTACCGATAAAAACAACGCCACTTGGCAGTGGGGCAACTATGTCCGGGTTGACGGCGACGACGGTTATTTCTATTATTACTGCCATATGTCACAGCGGTTGATCAATGTCGGGCAGCGCGTCGAAGTTGGTGACGTCCTCGGCATAGAGGGCGCGACCGGACAAGTAACCGGCTCTCACCTGCACCTTGAAATGCGCAAAGGCACGACGCAATGCGCGCTCCCGGCGCAGACAACCGACCCGTGCAATGTTGCGACACACATCGGTATAGCAAACGCCGTCGGCATGTATACCGCGCAAATCGCAACCAGCGCGGCGTCGGAGTCTGTCACCGACGAGGAATATATACGCCGCATAGTCGAAAAGGTCGGCTACGACAACCCCGGCTTTGCGCGCTGGGCGTTCGACCAAATCAAGCACAACGACCGGAACGCGCTTT